CTTTGTTGTAAATCTAGCTTCATACATAGTTCTTATACTTTCATTAGATTGGGAATATAAGGCCAGCGGCATTAGACATAAGCTGACCAAGGAAACTACCAGCAGCAGTTTCAACAAGACCAACACTTCCTGCATCTGCTGCAATACTTGCAACTGCAATAGCTTTGTCTCTTTCTTTAGCATTGTCTGCAGACTTCCATGCCCATGCTAACAAATCTCTCTCCCTTTGTACAGCATTATTATAGGCAGTCATTGTTAAGTTGTTAGCAGCTAGAGCAGCATCCCTGTTAGCTTGGTTAGCTGCAGCATTTGCTGCTGTGGCAATAGACTGAAACCACTGAGCGTTAGCTTGTGCTATTATAAGATGGTTCTGTGCGTTAAACTGATCACGTGCATTTACTTGTTGTATGTTAAACTGCTCTAGTGCGTTGGCTTCTCCTGCAGCAAATCTTTGCATAGCGTTTAATTGCTCTGCGTTAAACCTATTTACCTGCGATCCAAGGTTTGCAAAGAACTGATCTGACTGATTCTGAGATGTAGCATTGAATTGTCTAGCAGCATTTATTGCAGCAGCATCACTAAGTATAGAGTTAGCATTTTGTTGTGCTTTAAACATAGTCATCTGCTGATTATTATCTAAGTTAGACATATCCATCTGCAAGAATGACTGTGCGTTAAGCACTGCTGCTTGTTGTCTGTTGTCTAAGTTAGCCGTGTCTAGTTGTGACATAGTAGCTGCATCTGCCATAATCTTAGCTTGTCTATTTGATAAGTTAGCTAAATCTACGGTCTGAGTAAGTTTAGCATTCTCAAGAGCTACCTGCTGTTCAGCACTAAAGTTTAGGTTTGCTATCTCCGCTACACGTGCAGCATTTATAACTTTAGCTTGGAACTCTTGGTCAAACTCCATGCCCATGAACCTAGCACGTTGTTCAGCTTTCATCAATGCCATCTCTTGTTTGTTAGATGCATCCATCTGAGCAATAGGTAGTGCTGCTTCCATAGCGGCCTGTGTAACAGCCATACCTGCCATAGAAGTAATGGACAATCCACGTGCAGCCATTGCTGCGTTAGCTGCTCTCATAGCACCAGCAGCCCAAGTAGGTGTACCTTCACTTACGAAGTCTTCCATTAGGCCAGCTAGTTCATCTTTTACAGATGCAGCTTTTATCTCTCCTGTACCAAATGTGTCAGCTACTGATTGCCTGTCTACACCAGAACCTTCTACTAGTTGATCAGGTGTAACTTCCATTGCAGCAGGAGCTTGTACTTGCGATGCTTCGTCTATTTGTGCAGCCTCTAAACCTAAAGCAGCGCCTTCAGTAGGATCAAGTTGTGCAGCCTGTACTTGTGCTTGTTCTCCTACTGTACCTTGAGCCGCTTCCTGTTGTAAAAGCATAGCAGCAATCTGATCTTCCGTTAAAGAAGGGTCCATCTGTGCTATCTGCTCAGGTGTTAAAACTTGATCAGCTTGTGCAGCTTCACCTAGTTGATAAGGCGTAGCTTGTGCCACAAAAGGAGCCGTACCTGCAAATGGTGATATTAGAGATTGAGGGCTACCAGTGTTTGAGACTACATCAGCTACAGTTACAGGTGCTGTAGGGTCACCTGCTATTTGTGTTGTTAAGTTAGAACCACTAGGCATAGGCATTGTACCTAAGCCTGTTGTATTTGCTGTAGTAATAGGTGTTGTTCCTGTAGGTGTAGTAGTTGTACCTGTAGTAGCAGGAGTTACACCTGCTGAAGTGTTCAACATTTGAGTGAAGGTTGGACCTTGTAAATAAGCTGAAGTGTTTGGAGTAGTTGTGTATACAGGTGTAGGGGCTGGTGCAGGAGTAGATTTTTTACTACTTCTTCCTCTCTCTCTACCAAATTGATTTTTACCTAGTCTTTCAATAGAAGCTCTACCTACATCAGCTTGAGTATAGTTTTTACCTGTCGCTGGATTTATGGTAGAAGTCATTTTATGGAGTGGAAGATCAAAAGCATTTGGATAACCTTGCCCATACTTTGCTTTATTGCTTTGATACGCTTTTGTTGCTGCTGTCCTATCTTTATAGTCTTGAGTTTGTTTTGATGGATTAAATGACATGGATATATCACTAGCTAGATTCTTAAAAAAATTACCAATATCAGCATTTATAGGCTGCTCAACCATTCGTCTAGCTGCCATAGTGTACTTACCCATCTTTGCTGCTGCTGCAGGGCTGGCTGCAAGGAATGCCTGTATGGACTTACTATCCATTGGCCCATCATAGCCTAGCGCTGGTAAGATTTTCTTTGCCATTGTCTCAGGCTTGAATCCCATAAATTTTTTAGCCATTTTTTATTTCCCTATTTGCATCCACAGTGATGCGGCAATGAATGTTATTACTGCTACGGTTGACATCTTTACAATAGTAGACCATACACCTCTTCTTGTATCACGCCATGTCTCTAGTAAGTTACGCATCTCAATTATATCTTTACGAGCATCGTCATCATGTAAGCCTACCTCACGTAATGCTGCTGTAGCACCACGCTTTGCTGCACGATCTAACATCTCTTCTAGTTCCTCTGGTGTGATGTTAGACATAACCCGACATATCCTCGTTTGTTACGTTGTAAATAGTTGCTTCTTCTGTAGGATTAAATACTTCACCTTCCATTACTCCTGCAACATGAAAGTATTTATTTACTTTTAACCGCCTTGCGTAAGGTGTTCGTAATGCTTCTACTTTTTGAGCCATATTTTCTTCTGGCACTTCTGTAAAATTATTTCCTTCATAAAATGAGTAAATATTATACAAATTATTAGAACTACCTAATGCTTTTATCTGTGCATCTGTTAAAGGTTCACCTAGATCATAACCAATAACATCTCCAGAATATATAGCTATTGTTCTAGGATTTATCATAGGCTTAACAGAACACCAATCAGTAGGATTATTATCTAAACGTGCTTTTATGGCGGTTACCGCAGCTTCAACCTCATTTACAGTGTCATATAAGTTATTGGCATAAATATATTTATTCATTATGTTGATCCGTATATTGTACCGCTATTGCTTAACGTTCTTGATGTACCTGTAATAGCCGCACCACCAGAGCCACCTTGGGTTCCAACGTTTCCACCGCCACCGCTACTACCACTAGCACCCCAGCCGCCTCCACCGTGACCGCCTCCACCGCAACTCGAACCATCACAACTATTACTGTAGTAAGAGCCAGCACTGCCTCCTGAACCACCATTTCCACCACGAGATCGAATACCTGATTGTGCTTGCGAAAAGCCACCAGTTCCACCAGTGCCAGGTAGTATACGGCCTCCACCGCCACCATCTCCCCAACCAGAGTATCTTAGTGTGCCACCGCCACCGCCTCCTGCGCCTCCACCCAGACCTGAACCAACACCAGAGTCACTACCACCTGTGTAAGGTTCAATATAAGATCCATTTGATCCTGTAGCGTTTAATATTCCTCCTGCGCCACCGCCATCTCCGTATGAGGATGTACCATCTCCTCCCTTGCCACCGCCAGCACCACCACCACCTCCTGTTGTTCCAGCACCTTGGGTGCTACTATAAGAAGCACCGTGACCACCTCCACCGCCTCCTCCAGCGATATATGCACCAGAAGAATTGGTTATAGTTACACCGCTTGAAGTAACGTTAATTGCTGGGCCACCATTACCGCCATTAGTACTATTTGTTCCTGCACCTCTACCGCCTTTACCAATAATTTTACCATTGTTTATAACTGTACATGGTATGTCTATTGTCATTGCAGCAGTTGATGTATTGTCAGACCAAACCCACCATCCAGTAGGAACGATAAGAGTACCACCACTACTAATATAATTACTAACAGTTATTTCTTGTAATGAATTTTGTCCATTTATAACAGTGCCATTACTTAGCGATACTTCACTAGCTGCTCCATAGTACTCATTCATAGCATTTTGTGCGCCAGCAGACTTACTTATAAGCGCTCTAACATCACTGTCGTTTAGTGATACTTCAGTTCCAGTATCACCACCAACTTCAACGTGAATATCGTTTAAGCTTATCTGACCGCTAGTTTGAAGCGCCATTCTTTAGTTCCTCTATTTCAGCTTTTAATTCTTTTATAGCTTCAATTAATAATCCGTGCAACTGATCATACTGAACTGTTTTATATAAACCTACATCACCGTCCATTTGAAAATGTAACTTCTTTTCTTCTACAGCACTAGGTAATACTTTTTCTACCTCTTGGGCAATAACACCTGCAGATTTTTTACCATCATTATTATAAACAAAGGTGTATCCATTTATCTGATCAACTTTATCTAAAGCACCATCTATTTTTTGTATATCTTTTTTTAGTCTTTCATCTGAGATAGTGCTTGAGTATGCTACAACGTTTGACTTAACGTGAAGATCTCCATCATCTTCCGTAATAAAAGCCTCAGAAAAAACGTTTTTAAACTTTAAAGAGGATGTACCTAGATCAACAGTATTTGTTGTCTTTGGCCTCATAGCAGATGAAGTAATAACCACGTCTTGTGACGGTCCTACGTTTTGAATAGGTGCGCCCTCTCCAGATGTACCATCATGAGAATGACCAGTACTACCACTTAAAGCTGATTCTATTGCATCAAACTCATTGTTCCAAGTTCC